CATGGGACAGTTATAAGTCCCCCTAACCAAAAGATCGGTTAGGCCTCCGGGCGATTAGCCCCAGGGTCCGCGTGTTCCACTTGCGCGGACTAGCTAAGCAGCACAGGGATTTTACTCCTGTGAAAAGCGAGGCGGGAGTTGGTTAACTCTCGCCTTTCCGTCCACTGTACGCGGTCGACGTACGTACGCACTTCGCGGTATTTATACACCTTCACGGTCCGGTCTATCCCCTCGAATACATCAAGAGGGTTCGACAGAATCATTTCCTCCAACGGGTACCCGGTTAGGGCCCCGCGGTGTCGGAAGCGGTCCGTGAAAGGTGCGCCGCGAAGTCTGCGACGTCCGTCATCTTCCCATTGAAGGAGAGCACCATTAACTAGTAGTTCAGTCTTTGGCACCACCTTGGCCACGCCGAATACGCTAAAACACTGCGTCTTGGTGTGGTAGGTCGGTCGGGTTTCATCCCAACTCGACCAAATTACGCCCGGGGTACCGTAAGGCCCCCGATAACGTTTATCCACGGCATCCTTGATCTCAGCCACGACGCGCCACCACGGCGAATCGGGTTCCGGGGCATGGGCCACGATCTGGTTATGAAGCTCGACCAGTTCAGCCACACACTTAGGGAGAGACTCAACAAAGAAGGGTTTAACGTCAACACCGTTGTAGAAGTAACTACCGCAGCTCTCCCGGAAGGGCGAGTTACCGCTGTAGGTCTTCTCACGATTGAATTCGAAGCCTAAGAAACTCAGTGCTTCGACCACATCGTCATGGCGGTGCTCGGGGTAGATTAGATCATCCCCGTAGACGCTGACCAGCTCAGATCTCTTGCAACACGCTTTTACCACGGCGTAGAACAGGACGGTTTCCACCTCAAAGGTGAAACCATTTCCCATCGAGCCGACCTTTTCCCAAGACGTAATCTCACCATCCGGGTACTTCCCTACCTCCTCGCGGAGGTCGAGCATTAAGGTAGCGTGGCTTTCCGGAAAGAAAGTTTTTATGTGCCCTGTCCCGATGCCATCACTGGCACCGCTAAGGTCGCCTGTTACAAGCAGACGTGTTGCACTACCAAGCTTGGCCAACAGGCCGTGATACACTTGGGCTTCCGGATACAAGAGGGGCTCAGACCATCGCTGCGCGCGTTTCCGCACGAACTTCCCGTAGCCTTTCTGAAGGGCTACGTTCCATGTCCGACCTTTACAGGCCGTACGCTCAGTGTCGAACCGTTTTGGAACAGTGAACACCTCATTGTACCAACCGACCTGAAGCTCAGGCCATGGGCCGGAATCCCCCTCATTGCTGAGGAAGGGTCCCAACCACTGCTGATACGCAGAGGCATAGGGCGCCGCTTTAGGCGTTACGTGGGTTCCTAAAGCCCACTTATTTGTAGCGTCGCAAGACAACCGATTGAATTCGGTCGTAGCACCAGGTGAAAACTCCACGTTCCTTGCGAACTCTTCGAGGTCCAGCGGACCGAGAAGAGCGGAGATCAATCGACGAGCGCGCCGATACACCTTTAACAGGTGCATCGGAATGTGTGCATTGGACGAATCCAAGCACTCCGGCCCGTAAAATACGGAATTACTAACCCGTACCCGAATCTCCGAGTCCCTCAGCTTACTGAGGGCGGTGGCGTCGCGTTCTTGTTTAGAGAACGATTCGTCACCCTGCCATCGCTTTAAAACGCACGCGTCGAGGTACCGGCGGCGGAACTCTGCCGTATCGGAACTCGCGAATGCGTCATGCTCCAGTTGTTTAAGAGCAGAAGCGGTGATGTCGCCTACCCCGAGGGGTAAGGCAGCAAGGATAGAACTATGGACCTGGCGCAGACGCGCTTTGCTTGGCTCACGAACAATCCCAAGGACCTCGGTTTTACACGAGTTCCTCTTTTGGCCACTTACACGTGGTTTCATCTGGATTACCTCTAAACGAGTGTGATTGGGAACAAGTACAGTGCCCTACCGGGTTTTAGACCGGGGGTTGGAGGTTCTTGATGGACGACTCGACCTGAGTCGCCGCCAGGAGGTCCACCAGGCGCTCGTACACGTCCGTTCGGTGAGCGAGGTCCGCGCGTTGATCGAACTTGACCGACACCTCCGCGTAAGTGATGAACCGGATCTCTCCGGCGCACCCGCAGGGGCTGTCATCCGCGACGAGGACAGGGACGGCGAGGTTCCAACGCACCTCGACTCGCTTGTTCTGGTTCCGGACTCGCCCCACGAGGGAGGAGAACCCGGACAGCAATTCAGCGGATCGGTTGATGAAGTTGGTGACGCCGTTTTGGATCCCTTCGCCAACATAGATGATGGCGTTCAGAACGATGTTAGACATAAATGTCCTTCAGTAGGAAATGACCGGAACACCCGGCCGGGATCTTGACCCATATAACGTGGTCAAGGCTGCTGTTGCATTGGCCAAACGATCGACGTTCAGCCTGTTCTTTAACGACGGGAGGAACGTGGGGAGCACGCCAACAGGTGGTAAGAGTGTTCTCTCGAACCAGTCTGCGGCGAGGATGAAGTCCCGCGAGAGCGGGTCTGTCTTCACATTGCAGCCATACCGGCCAACACTGTAACCACGTTCAAGGGTCGTCCTGCGTACAACGGACTTAGTTCCCTCAATCATCTTTGTATCCTGTCCGGCCATCAGCGAACGAAGCCATGGGCTCACATTGCTGACGTAATCGGCCATCCAGGACCATCGACATAGGTTCCAAGCCACTAAAGGAGCATTGTACAAACCTAACCGCTGCCACACTGAAGGCTTAATAGGCAACTGGTACCGGGCACTGAACGAGGTTTTCACCTCCTCGTACAGATCCAGAAAACCATCGTAATAGAGGTTAGCCTCTGCGCCTGCTGAAGAAGCCAGACGAGTGAATCGGCCTTCCGCCTTTCCACCGCCACGTACTGTGGCAGTGAACGTATCTAATGAAGTCGAGTTGTTTAAGTTCGCATTCAGAAGAGATGTTGCCGTTACTAGATCCGAAAAGAGCGGCTTGAGGCCAAATTGCACCACAAGCCATCCACTCACGATATTCTGCAAGAGGCTCGAATCATTGGATCCTAGGGCTCGTAAAGCAGCCTTCGGACCTTCCTCACCGTACACTGACAAAGTGTCGGATATGGCGCGGGGGGGCTTCCGATGAATGGTGCTCAACCGAGCAATTCCACCCACCATGCCGCTGGCAAGATCAGCGGCCATTCCGCAAGCTTCACGGAACTCGCCCGCAAACACACCGAGCTCCCATTGGTCTTTTCCTGACGCGTCTGCTAGCTTCCCAAGAAACTGGGTGCGAGCGAGCGAATCCGAACGCACTGCCACAAGTGGATCGTGGAAGAAATCGTTCAGGTCGTTCGGCGACAGGTGTTTGACCTGATTCCAAGTGTCAACTGGACTCGTGGGAGAGACGTACCAGCCCCAATAATCCGGGTCTGGCGTCACTTCTGCTCGGGCAGATCTCTGCTGTATGAGAATCCTTTTCGTCCAATACGGACTAACGGGCCTTGTACCATCTGGCCTCTTAGGATTTTCGACGGACGGAGGTTCTTGGCGAATCCTCAAGGATCTGAGGGCAGTCGCTCCATGAGCGGATGTTACTCCGGTCACGTGACGCAACTTTACAGTCACGTTTTCAAACTCTCGCTCATCTATCATGATAGCAGGGTGTGGCACAGTTCCTCCTTACGGGGTTCTATACCCCCAAATTGACCGATTACTCGGCGATTCGGGACGGCTAA